AATCTTAAATAAAATAAACGATGGCTCTGGCTATGGCTCTGGCTCTGGCTCTGGCTATGGCTATGGCTATGGCGATGGCTCTGGCTCTGGCTCTGGCTCTGGCGATGGCTCTGGCTCTGGCTCTGGCTATGGCTCTGGCTCTGGCTATGGCGATGGCTATGGCGATGGCTCTGGCTCTGGCTCTGGCTCTGGCGATGGCTCTGGCTCTGGCTCTGGCTATGGCTCTGGCGATGGCTCTGGCTCTGGCTATGGCGACTAAGGAAAGGATTAAGAATAAAAGATGAAAAAACTAATCAAAGAAATTGCGAAGCGAGAGGGAAAGAAGTCTCAAACAAGCATTGCAAACATTAGAGAAACTCTAAAAATACTGGCCGAGATATTGTTAGATCCGAGTGGTGGAGAAAAATCAGATGAGTTTTTAACATACTTAGAAAAAACAGCTGAAAAGCTGTGGAAATACAAGCCAAGAGAAGTAACACTGAAATGCAGGGTTGGCTATGATTTCAAACTTAAAGACGCAGTTATCAATTATAATAAGTATATAGAAAAGAAATATGGGAAACAAAGAGAGGTAAAAAAATGAAGAAAAAACTATTGTATTTTGACGTTCTTGCAATTTTAGTTATTGCGTGTGGGGCTATTGTGTTGGGATTCTCTTTGGGTTCTGATAGCCTAAAAACAAAAATTAAATCAAATCAGCCGATAATGGTTGGGGAGTTCTTATACAGATGTGGGGAACAGGAGAGACTTCCGACATTAAAATAAACATGAGTGGAGTTTTTAAAATCCTTCTAAACTTTGTAGACAACTATGAAGTTAGAAGGATGCGCTCTAGGCTTGTTGTTTGGAATAGCACGACAGAAAGAATAGCAAGAAACTGCTCTGAGTTTGTTGTTTTCTCTCTCTATATTCTAAAAGTTATTAATCTGCCAATAGCAAGAAAGCTCTTAAAAAAGATGGACCAAGGCAATAACCTATCACAAGCTCTGTCGCAGGTTTGCGAATCTAACCTGACAAGCATTGAAAGAGATATAATGTCTCGCACAATTCCATTTCTTCTTTCTAATAATGAGTTTGTTTTAGAGGGCCTTATAAGGCTATGGTTAGTTTATGAAAATAGTTTTAAAAGGACTTCCGATCCCGCCATCAGTAAATCAGATGCTAGCACCAGTGAGGGGACGACTAATCAAAACGAGTATTGGGAGAGACTACGAGAAGCGCTGTCAGCTTTTTGCACTAACACATTCAAAAGAAATAGAAGGCATGGCGGCTCTGGCTCGGTCTTGGGTAGAGAATGGATCGACTGTTAGGGTTGATGTTTATTTTATATTTAAAAAAGAAAGGATCTTTTCAAAAAAAAATGAGCCAAAGAAACTAGACGTTGATAATAGACTAAAGCCCTGTTTAGATCAGCTGTCTAATATGCTGAAAATAGATGACAAGTATTTTTTTGCAGGGTGGAGAGAGAAGCTATGGACGTTATCATTAGAAAAAGAGCAGACATTAATAGTTCTAAAAAAACACAGCACAAGACAAGATTTATTACTAAACTTAAGCCAGGACAAACCCTAAAAATAGGTGATGCGTCTATAACTTATAAGAAAAGGTTTGGAAACTCTGCCCAGTTGTTCATTGAAGCAAGCCGTGAGACCATAATAAAACTGGAGGGATCTCATGGACGAGGTGACAACTCAAGAGCTGGTAAAGCTAATCAGAGATATAATGGAAAGCATCGACAACACTCAAACAGGAAATCCAATTCATGTGACACAGCTTGGAGACGAAATACTTATGGTGGAGTTCGGAGAGCAAAGGTTTAGAATAATGGTGCAAGACACAAGAAAGTTTATGTGAAGTGCTTGGTGTGCAACAAAGAAAATCCAGATAAAGCCCACATAAAGACAAGAGGTTCTGGCGGTGGGGATGAACAAGAAAACATAATGCCACTTTGCAGGCTTCATCATATAGAGCAGCACAAGATTGGAATAATTACTTTCGTCGAGAAGTATTTACAAGTTCGAGCTTACTTACAGGCAAGAGATTGGACAATCGTCGAGGTATTTGGTAGGAAAAGGTTGGTTAAAGGGGAATAAATGAAATTAACAGATAAGGCTTTTCCGCAAAAACTAGGAGATGTAACTCAGTATCAATGGATTGAATCAGGTCTAACGAAGTTAGAGTATTTTGCTTTGCATCTTATGTCAGCAAGCGTAAATGCAAACGACCATTCTATTCCTCAAAACATGGACGGCCTGACTGTAAAATATCATGCAAAGTCGGCAATTATGTTGGCTAGGGCTTTGGCTGAAGAGTTAGAAGCAGAGAGTGGTAGATGATTTTTGAAATTAAAGAACATTGGTTAAAAACATTACTTTTTGGATATAAATGTCCGAAGTGTAATTTAAGGCATTGGATTAAAAATTACCACACCAACTCAGCGCATTGGTGTCCTCATTGTTTAACCCTTATATGGAAAAGATAAATGAAAAATGAAAGCATAAAGATCGGTAAAAATCTATTCAGAGCAAAAAATCCTAAGCGCAGGATGCAGTTAAACGCATACCAAACCTTAGCCGTTGTAAAGCATAAAGGACGATGGATAGTTGCTTTGACCGAAGGCTGGGATAGAGAATTTCACTCATGCAATACAATTAATCGGACTGATGCCTTGAGGATTATTTCTTTTCTTGGTGATTATGTAAACTTGGTTAAGCCAACAAATGAAACTCTTTTAAATGCGTCTATAAAATCATCTGCTAATAGAATAACTAGAAATGCCAATGAGTTATTTGGTGAAGTTGTGAGGCTAAAACATGAACCAACAACTTAGAGAGAGAATTAAGAAGGCAGCCGACAATGATTGGCCTCTATTACATCCTGAGCAGAGATGTATTAAAACAACTGATGGGTGAATGAATGAACATCTTTGAAGCTGCACTTGCAAAATGGGGCGAAAACGCTCAACTAAAACAACTAGCCGAAGAGTGTTCAGAGCTAGCAGTAGAGGCGTTGCACAGAGCTAAGGGCAGACAAAATCACAATAAGCTACTCGAAGAATTGGTAGACTGCGAACTTATGATCGAGCAAATGAAGCTAGTTTATGATCCTATCTCATGGCACCAGATGAGGCTCACGAAAGAAGCAAAGTTACAAAAAGCACTAGCTGTAGAACCAAGGATGCCAGAGGTAGCTAATGAATAAAATGTTCCACATGGAACACTTGACACTACATAGACAAATGTCCTGAAATAAAATCTGACTGGGGGTGTTAATGTTAGCTATACCAGCAGAAACAAAGGTTTACTGCACGTCTTGCAATAAACACATGGCAACAACAAGAGTGCCTATAGTTGTCGGAAGGGATCAAATAGCGGCAAAGATGTTCCACCAAGACGAAGGTCAGTTCTCTAAAACAAAAAGATCAATTTGTGTGGAATGTGACTGCTCCTGGGTGCCAAGCCTTTTCTTTTTAGCCATTGATCTTAACTCTGGACAAAAGTCAGAGGCTAGTTGAGTATATTAAAATAAAGTGTTCAAATGAATGAACTCACCGCAGTGCGGCTCCAGTGGAGGGAGTATAATGAAAATTAACTGTGAATACACAGAACTCGTCGATTTACACAAACTAATCGAAAACCCAAAAAACGCCAACAAGCACTCAAAAGAACAAATCGAGAGACTTGCCAAGATCCTAGACTTTCAAGGCTGGCGGCATCCGATCATCGTTAGCAAGAGATCCGGTTTCGTAGTCGCAGGGCATGGGCGACTTCTCGCAGCAAAGCACTTAGGCTGGACTCAAGCTCCGGTTGACTATCAAGAGTTTGAGACCGAGGCCACAGAGTACGCTTTTTTAGTTTCAGACAATGAAATAGCAAGGTGGGCAGAATTGGATGAAGAAAAGTTGATGGAGGACCTAAAGGACCTAGACCTTGGTGATATTGATTTGCTGGGCTTAGAAAAGATCCCAGAAATCCCAAATTTTGACCCAGCTAGTATTGAAGAACAAGGTAAATTAGACGAAAAAAAACAAACTAAATGTCCACAATGCGGAGAAATTTTTGACCATTCAAAAAATCAAGCATGATTTAAAAGTAGATTGGGCATCACATGAAGCAGCAAAATATGCTTGTGAAAACTGGCATTACAGCAAGTCACTACCAGTTCCACCTCTGATTAAAATAGGAGCTTGGGAAAGTGGAAAGTTTATTGGAATAATTATATTTTCAAGAGGAGCAAGCAGCAATTTATTAAAACCTTATGGATTAGATCAAACAGAAGGTTGCGAGCTTACAAGAGTTGCTCTAAGTAAACATGAAACACCAGTTTCTAGAATAATGTCATTAGCTTTTAAATTCTTAAAAAAATCTAATCCAAAATTAAAACTTATAGTTTCTTTTGCAGACCCAAATGAGGGCCATCACGGAGGAATTTATCAAGCAACTAACTGGATATACACGGGAAAGACAGAAAAATCTTTTAAGTACATAGATAAATCAAATAGAGAGTGGCATTCAAGACAAGTATCTGAGAAAGGGTACAACATACAACAGGGAATGGTTAGAAAAACAGCAAAGCCATCAGAGTGTAAAAAAATAATCCAAGAAGGCAAACATAGATATTTAATGCCTTTAGATGTTGAAACAAGACAAAAAGTACTTAAACTAAGTAAACCATATCCAAAGCGCGCATCTAGTGTTGAATCTGGCACGACTTCTTTCCAAGAAGTAAGGGGCGGTGAAAGTCCGACCGATGCGCTCCAATCAAAAGAAGGTCAAAATGGCTAGACCTCGTAAAGAACTAGAGGACATCGAATTTAACGGATGGGACCAACTAGACTCCGATATTATCTGGGCCTCTCAAGAATACTGCGCAGAGAAACTGGGGATCTCTGCCGACACTCTAGCGCAACGCATAAGAGAAAAGTATGACATGAGTTTTCCGGAGTACAAACACAAAAGACAAGAGACATTGAGAATCAATATCATTAAGAAGCAATATCAAGTGGCAATGTCTGGGAATGTATCGATGCTAATATGGCTGGGCAAAAATATGTGTGGTCAGTCTGATAAGAACACAGTCACAGGCGGCGAGGAGCCGATCAAACTCAGCTATAGATTGGACGAAGAGTTTAATGACGGAGATTCCGAGTAGACCAATTCTGTCAGGGTTCAACCCGAGAGTGATACCTTGGCAGTTTGATGTGATTCGGACTGTTAGAAAGACTCACGACTACAGTCTAGGCAATGCTGAGATTCTTCTAACTGGGTCTGTGGGCTCGGCGAAGTCTATTCTGATGGCCCACTTGATCGTTACGCATTGCCTTACTTACTCAAGAGCAAGAGTGGCAATAGGGAGAAGGGCACTTCCGGACTTAAAGAATACTCTTTACAAGGAAATAATTGAGCACATTGAAGAGGATTTGGAAGAAGGAAAAGACTACTGGCTAAACACGTCAACAGGGAAGGTTATATTCAGAAACGGCTCAGAGATCATTTCTGTAAGCTGGGCCGATAAGCGGTACAAAAAAGCCCGATCATTGAAGCTCTCAATGGTGGCCATTGAAGAGTTGACCGAAAACAACGAAGAGGACAAGGAAGCCTTCGACACACTAAAAGCAAGGCTTAGGCGACTTCCTCACGTTCCAGAGAATGTCCTTATTTGTGCAACTAACCCAGACTCCCCAAGGCACTGGGCCTATCGGTATTTCATTGAGCCGAACCTTATTGAAAAGCATACGACTCGATATGTGTTTTACTCAAGAACCGAGCAGAACCCTTTTCTTGATCCAGTGTACATTGAGCAACTAAGAAGAGACTACGATCCAAAGACTGCAAGACGGATGCTTGACGGGGAGTGGATCGAGCTTGACGAGGAGCGGATCTATTACGAGTACAAAACAGAACGGAACTTTAGAAACGAGTTTTACCAGTACGACAATACGAGACCAATTATCCTTTCATTTGACTTTAACATCGGGGAAGGGAAGCCTATGTCGTCGGCTTCAATGCAGTACATTAATGATACTTTCCATGTTGCGGATCAGGTTGTAGTGGACGGGTTTAGAACACTAGACTCCCTAGAAGAGTGGCAAGAAAAGGGGATTTTTGATTGGTGCGTAAAGAGTGGGCAAGAGTTACTAATAAGAGGTGATGCCACAGCATCACACAAAGACACAAGGTCTACACTTTCTGACTACGAGATAATTAAGAAATTCTTAAGCTCTATTGCTGGGCTTAAGTACAGAATGGAGGTTCCAAGTGTTAACCCACCGATCAGGACAAGACACAATCGAGTCAATGCTTACTGCTTTAATTCTCTAGGACAGACAAGGCTTTATGTTTACAAAGGTGCCCCCACAGCAGACGAGGGTTTCAGATTGACCTCGCTTAAAAAAGGCAGTGATATTGTAGAGGATGACTCGAAACGCTATCAGCACATTACTACAGCTATCGGTTATGCTATAGTTTACGAGACAAATAGAACCAAGGTTCAGGCCACTTCACAAAGAGCGAGGTAACAAGTGCCAAACTATCTAGATCCTTTCGTTAGATCAAGAATACTTCAAGAAACTAATTCACAAGAGAATATTGACAGAAAAAAAGTAAGTGCTGCGCAGTATGATATTTTCCAAGACATGATCCTTCCCTATGTGAAGTCGTACCTTAAGGGCTTCTTAAGTGCTGAAACAGTAAACGAAATGCCGCTCATAGCATCTGTAAACTTAGCTAGGCGCATTGTGACGAAAGAAGCAGCAATATATATCCGACCGCCAAAGAGAACATTTGTAAATGCATCGCCAGAGCTTCAGCAAAAACTAGAATGGCTCTACGAGCAGATGAAAATGAACACTTATTTTTTAAAGGCAAATCAGTGGTTTAAGTATCAGGGCCAGACTTGGATGCAAATTATTTTAAAGAATGGAATGTTAAAACCCAGAGTTTTAATGAAGCATCAAATTGATGTTGTTCCCAAAGAAGACGATCCAGAGACCGCAGACGCATACCTTATTAAGGGATTTGACCGCTCTCGATATATGAGCTCGCTCTATGACACGACGAAACAAGGAAACAATGATACTTTGGGCGATCTAGCATCTAGGTCTGATTATACGAATCAAAGCATTGCAGACAAAGAGGACTACAAGGCAAAGACAAAATCAGTTGCTTGGTGGACTCAAGATTTTAACTTTATCACTGACGAGCGTGGCGCTATTAGCTCAGGCCTAGAAATAGAAAACACGATTGGGAAGCTACCATTCATTGAGATCAGCAGCCCTAAAGACTACGAGTATTATATCAGAGACGGGGCAGCTCTTTCAGATTTTACTATTCAATTCAATGCGTCACTAAGCGATGTGATGAATATCATGCGTATGCAGGGATTTGGTCAGGCCATCATTAAGGGCGATCCAGACATGATTCCCGAGAATGTGCAGTTGGGCCCAAATTTTATTATCAAGCTACCAGTTAACCCAGACAGGCAGGTTCAAACAGACTTTGAGTTTAAGAACTCAGGCGCTGATCTAGAGGGGTCTATTCGAGTTCTTGAGTCCCTCTTGTCTGCTTTTCTTTCGTCTCGAGGACTTGATCCAAACACTGTGAACACTAAGGGCGAGTTTAAGTCGTTTAATTCAGGGCTAGACCGACTATTGGCGATGATCGAAATGTTTGAGCCAGCTAAGTCTGACTTTGATGTATTTCAAGAGGCAGAGCATGACGCTTTTGAAGTTATAAAAGCATATGTGAACACCTATGGAGGAAGCGAGCTGCTAAACAAAATAGATATTGGAGCGATTCCAGAAGACGTTTATCTAGATGTTAGTTTCCCAGAGCCACAGATGATTATGTCAGAGCGTGAAAAGCTAGACCTTTTACAGAGCAAGCTAGATATGGGTATCATTTCTAAAGTCGAGGCAATATCAGAAGCAAGGGGAATTGACATTGAATCGGCAAAAATAATTGCAGAGGAGATGGATGGAAAAGCCCAAGGTTAGTCTTTCAAAATTCTATCAAGAGATAGACCTAGAAGATATTACTGGGGTTGACCTATCAAACCACCCGCTTTTGCTTAACCAAATAGCACAGGCGACAATAGACTATGTAAAAGAGAGAGCTGATTCCGGATTTGGTATTGGTGGGAAAAAGCTAAAATCCCCTTACTCTGACGCTTATGCTAAGTCTTTAGCGTTTCAAGCTGCAGGAAAGTCAAAGAGCCAGGTTAATATGCAACTAACTGGTGATATGCTTGGATCTTTAGATGTTGTAGAGTCCAGTGGGTCTGTTTTTAAATACGGCATTTCAGACGAGGACGAAATACCAAAGGCTTACAATCATCAAACTGGAGACACTGTTCCTAAAAGGGAGTGGTTCGGAGTTACTAAAGAGGAGTTTGTTGATAATGTGTTAACTAACTTCGAGTCTGATATTGAAGAGATAAAGAAAGAAGTTCCTGACGATGAGCTATTTGGCGGAGCAATACTTAGAGCTGCTACCAGAATAATAAACAACTCAAATGTGTTTGATGATCTATTAGAGGATTTTGAGTGAGCTTTAAAGTAAAACTAAACACAAAATCAGTCGATGACGCTCAGAAACTAACACAGCAAGTTATTCAGAAGGTATTAAACAATAAGAATATGTTAAACGAGCTTGGTATTACTGTGGTTAAGGATTTTCAACTAACAGTAAAGCGTGGCCAGGATCCAGATGGGGACAAGATATTGCCTCCAAAACAAGACTGGAGAGAAAGAAGAGAGCGGCTAAAACAGTTTAACCCTGTCGATAAAGCATATAGAAGAAATAAGGCCTATACATTTACTGGGCAGTTGGTTAATTCTTTTAAGCATTTAGTTTCTGGGCCTGGAACTATAAGGTTTAGGTTTTTTGGGATTCACAATCCATACAAAGGCGCAAAAGGAAAGCCACTAGGAAAGCCTGTCAGCAATCAAGAGCTTGCAGTGTGGATGAATAAACGCTCAGAGTTCATAGGGGTTAGAGATAAAATCATTCCAAGGCTAAAAAGAATAGTAGTTGCATATCTACGAAGGTCTAGACAAACTATTTTAAAAATTACAAAACCTTAAATTATTGACAAAAACCCAAGGAGGGAAACACAATGTCAGAAGAAAAAGAGACCAGTGGTCAGCCTGACCAGAATGCCAGTGGCACTTCAACAGGAGATAAAGTCGCCTATGAGACTTATCGCAAAACCCTTGAAGAGGCCAAAAGAGCCAAGGCAGAGCGAGAAGAGCTCAAGGCAAAACTAGAGGAGCTTGAAAAGGCAAAACTTGAAGAGACTGGGCAAGTCAAAGAGTTGGCCGAGCGATTAAAGAAAGAGAATGCAGAATTGCAGCTCAAATTTAAGAACTCAGCTAAACAATTCGGCAAAGTCCTACTCGAAAAAGAAGTGAAGTCAGTGGCTTCATCTTTTGGTGTTAGGCCAGAGGCACTCGACGACTTAGTAAAGATCGGGCCCTTTAAAGAGTTTCAGGTTAACGAGGATTTTACTGTTGATTCTGAAAAGCTAAAAGAGATTCTCTCAGGGATGAGAAAAGAAAAGCCTTATCTGTTCGTCGAGAGCAAACCAGCTCCAAAGGATGTAAACCCTCAAGGTGGAGGTTCTTCGACTAGTTCTGTGGACTTGTCTAAGATGAGCAAGGACGAGCTTATAAAGTTCGCAATGGCTCAAAACATAAAATAAAAACATAAACTCAAAGGATGAGGTGAATTATGTCCATTACTGGCAACACGGAAGTTGCTGCAACAAAACAAGATTTAATTGCAGCAGTAGTACAAAAAGAACTTAAATTTAGCGCAAAACTATTAAGCACAGTTACAGATGTGTCTCAGTTCGCTCTACCTGGAATGAAGTCTATTAGCTTTCCAAAGCTAACTTCCTTCACAGTAGAGAAGAGAGCGTCTGGAGTAGCTGGAACTCCACAAGTTCTAACTTCAAGTGCAGACAAGCTAGACCTAGACGAAAACGCATACATCTCTTGGTTAATTGATTCTTCTGATCTTATTCAGTCTAGAATTGATTATCAGCTAGAGTGTGCTTCTAGGGCCGCTGCTGCTCATGGTCGCCAGGTTGACCTTGACTTGATTGCAGAGCTTTTAGCTGTAGCAGGTCTTGATGTTGGTCCTGGGCCAATCACGAGAGATAAGATTTTGGATGCGAGAGAGTTTTTGCGTAAAAACGACGCAGACCTAAATAACTCAGTTCTTGTTGTTGCTCCAACGCAAGAAAAGGCAATGCTAAAGATCGACGAATTTACAAGGGCAGAGGTTTATGGTGCTGGTGCTCCTATTGCTTCTGGAATGATCGGTCGTGTTTATGGAATGCCTGTCGTTATTCATAACGGGTTAGCAGATGGCACTGCTCTTATGTATGAGAAAACTGGTTGTGCTATTGGTTTCCAAAGAGCACCAGCATACGATGAGCAGAAGGCAATCGAGTATGGAACGAATGCAGTCCTTTCTGCAATGGATCAACTTTACGGCATCAAGGGAATGCAGCTCGGCGAGAAGTCGCTTCTTGCTACTCAGTCTCCACTTGTTGTTAAAATGGTGACTCCATAATCTAGATGAGCGAAATAAGGGCGACCTTAATTCCAAACTTTTTACGCGCCTCCTCCCCACAAGGGTTGAGGCGTGTAATGCTTTCTAATAACGCAAGACTTGGCGCTATGGTTCAGTATTTTTCTATTCAACAAGTCACTGAGAGAAATAAATCCTATTGGATAGCTTGGTACTACGAAGACATCCAAAGCAATCCGAAATCAATGATGGGGGCAGACGATGGCGATTCCCCATAATATATATGACAGAGAGTACGATGCTTTTGATGAGGGCTATGATGGAAGGGCTGTAAAAAGAGTAAAGATTAACGACATAGTTTACAGGTCTGTAAATCATTATCACGACTCTTTGAGAAACTCTGGATCTAATTTAATGAATGTAAATGGATCTGTGACTCCAGTTATATTTGACTATGTAGCAACACAAGAGGATCACCTTGTTACTTTATCTTTAGCTTTTGAGTCAACAGGGGCTATTCAATTGAATAACTTTGGGGGCCTTGCTGCTCTTATAAATGGAGTTCTGTTTGAGTCTAATATTGGAGGAGTTGCTAGAGAAATTGCAACACTAAGAAATAATGGCGGCCTTTCTAATTTTTTTGGGGATTCACACCAAATATCCCAATACTCTGGTGCTGGACTCGGTGGTGCAAGGTTTTTATTAACTGGTATTTTTAAAACAGAGCAGCCATTAAAATTAAACCCTGGCGACTCTATTCGTGCCACTGTTAGAGATGACTTGTCTGGTATCACATACTTTAGAGTTGGGTTTCATGTTTGGAGGTATGTGTGAGTTATGAAATAACATATCAACAATTCAAGGGCTTAGTGTCTAATGGATGTATTTACAAATCTTTTAGCTTTCACTCTAAAACTGTGCTCGTGGTTTTAGATGGTCATTTTAAAGCAGAGTGTTATATATCTGGAAGCGATATAGAAGACTATAATTTGAACTATTTAGCAAAAGAAACTCCTCTCTTTGGATCTACTCCTACATTCACCTCTAATAGGGTTGGAAATAAAGAGCTACATAAAAGACTTTATGGAGTTAAGAAGCTAGTAACACCAAGTGATAATTCTATTCTGTGGACTGTTCCTGTGCCTTGGCTAAAGATAAATTCTGTAGAGGTAATCGGAGCAGTTGATTTAATTACAGCAGACTTTTTAGTAAAGGACTCTCCAGAAGGTGTTTTTTCTGGTGTTCCTAATTTGGTTTTAGACCAGTTCGCTGAAAAAGTTGTCCTATCAAAGGACTTCTATAATGATTACTCTGAGTATGATGCAAATTTGTACCAGGGTATGAGTTGCGAGATTTTATTTTATGACTTGCCTCAAGCTGGTATTGCTTTGGGTGTAAACTTTATGTGTCACGAGGTGCTTTAATGGGTAAAAGAAAACTAACATACTGGTTTATTGCTGTAGTTGTAGTTGTTATCGCTGTGTTTGATGTTTATGTAATATTGGATGCTGGAAAGGAAAGCTCTGTTTCGCAGGTACTCATAGAGCTTTCGTATGAATATCCTTCCTTAACTTTTATGATGGGATTTGTAATGGGGCACTTGTTTTGGCGCATGAAGTCAAATAAGCAAATGAAGAAAGCTGTGGGTGAGGAATGATATTCGCAACACTTAAAACAGAGTCAATTTTGCAGATAAACGACAAGACCAGGATAGATGCTACTCAGTCTTTTGTTTCCAAGGGGTCTGCTGCAATTCAGACAGTGGAGATTGAGCCAGAATCTGGTTCGGGTTTTTTAGATATTACAGGCACAAAATCTAGTGACTGGTATTTAGACTGGGCCTATCAGACGGCTGGCAGCAAGACAGTAACGCTAAGAATCTTTGATGGCGTTGACACTGTTACTCAGTCTAAAGATATTGAGGTTAGAACCTTATCACAAGACGGACTTTGGTCTAACGATCAGGACCTTGTAGCTAATGAGTATGATATTATAAAGTGGCTTCCTTCTGGGAAATCTAGCTGGAATCACATTCACAGGAAGGCTCAAGAGTATATTCTTGACTGGTTAAATTCCATTAGGGTTTGGAAAAACGACGGAACAAAGCTCACTAAGTCAGACTTGCCTGAAACAGAAGACCTAAGACAGCTATCAAAATACTGGACCTTAGAAACTATTTTCGGGCAGCTTTCTAATAGAACCGATGACATCTTTAATCAGAAAATGATTCAATATCGTGAGATGAGGGTTAGTAAACAAAACACGAACTGGCTTGCTATTGACGAGAACGGAGACGGCGAAGTCGAGCAGGTAGAGAAAAAGGACCTTAGAACCACAAGGTTAATTAGACGATGAGTTTTGAGAAAGTAAGGCCTTATTTTAAAGAGAAGCTAGAATCATTGGGCTATACCCAGTGGGTTGACTCTTTCTCGGACTTAAATACTCCAAGGACTCAGTTGGATCAGTCCTTTGTAAACGTAGGCGTTGCTTTTAACTCTGCTGGACCTAACTCTAGGGATGTAGAGGTCTCTATGAGCTACGAGCTTTCGATAAAGCTAGAGGCCTTTAGAGATCCAGACTCTAAGATTGACGAGGCCTTAGAAAGGGCAGAAGCTATCATCAAGAAGTGCGTTAGTCCTTGTGAGTTTGATACTTCTGAGGACTTAAAACAGGTGGCATTTACTAGCGGATCTGTCGTGCCACTAAGTGATGAAGAAAACGACAATGTGATTCAGCTTAACTTGAGCTTTGATGTCACTTTAACAATTTGTTTATGCTAAAAACAGGGAGGTTTTAATTATGTCTTGTGAAACTAAAACATTCAACATTAGGAATGTTGCAGTCTACTTCGGAGAAGATAGAGTGCAAAAGTTCTGTATTACTGCTAAGGCCGATGTGGCAGGATCTTTAAATAACAAGTTTTTTGTTATCCACGAGCCATCTACTCAAGCAAAGCATTATTTCTGGTTTGACGTTGACGCAGGTGGGGTTGATCCAGCAGTACCAAATGCTACTGGTCATGCTATTGCAATTTCTGCAAATGACGACGCTGCTACTGTTGCTGCTGCTACTCAGGCAGTTGTTGACGCTCTTTTATGGATCTCTGCTTCTGTTTCTGGAGTAAATATTTCATGTGAGATGGCCTCTGAGGGCTATGCTTATTCTGCAAGGGACGCAATTAAGACAGCAGATAAGACTGGGTTTAAGTTTGAGGTTTCTCAGTACGGGTCCCAGCAAGCCGATCTTGGTCCCACAGAGGAAGTTACTGTCGGTCTTGAAGAGTCTTTTATTGATGTAACAACTCCTCAGACTGGATCTTATGTTATTGACCAGTTAAGAAGCGGCCTTGCAGCTACTTTCTCTTTTAATTTAAGAGATACTTCCGCAGCAAAACTTCAACAAGTTCTTGGATACTCTGGAACTGTTATCGTATCAGATGACGCAGAGTCTAAAACTGTAGTGGGTTACGGGTCTGGGAATTTATTTTCTTCTGGTTTGGATGTTGCTGCTAAGTTCTTATTAAGGCCTATTAAGAACGTGGAGAGTGCTGTTGCAGACGAGGACCTTGCTTTTGCTAAGGCTAGAATTAGATTAACTGAGCTTCCAACAAATACTGGTGAGCTTGCGACTATCGGTGTTGAGGTTACGGCGTTCCTTGACAATACTAAGTCAGGTCTTGGAAACTTCTTCTCATACGGTGATGATAGTAAGTTTCTATTAGCATAAAGGATGTGGTGTGGAGTTTGTAGCCAAGAAAAGAACAATGAAGGTTACTATTGACGGCGAATCTTTCGAGGTTCGCTGTCCAAATATCGGAGACATTGAGTCGCTTCAAGAAAGAATCCAGGCTGAGGGAGAAGAAAAGTCTCTCTCTATTTACAAGGATTTTTTCGCAGACATTGGACTCCCAGTCGCTGCTTATAAGAAGTTTGACATGATTGATTTTCAAGATTTTGTTGAATTTTTAATGTCCCCAAAAAAAAAGTAAACTCATTTGATCTTATCAAGGCAAGGCTCGCTAGGTTTTATGGATGGTCCCATATTCAAATAAGGGAGCTATACGTTGATGAGCTTTATTCTTATTATCAGTCCATAGATCCTTTATTAGCGAGCGAAAAGATGGACCTTCTCGCTGTAGCAGACTTTCCACACATGAAAAAGGAGGCAAGATCAAAACTTTGGTCCAGCCTAAGAAAGTTAGTAAACAAACTTGAATCAAATTCTGGTAAGAATACAATAACTAATGAAGAGCTTGCTAGGATCCTTTCAGGAAGGTAGAGAGTGGCAGAAACACCAGAAGGACAGATAGAGTTACAGATTGTCTTAGACGATGGTTCTGTACAAAAGGGCTTTGCCAAAATAAAGCAAGAGGGAAAGAAGACAGGCGAAGGTCTCGGCAGAAACTTCTCTTCTGGCTTTACTAAAGCTATTGCCGCAGTTGGAGCTGCCGTTGCTGGTGGAGCTTTTCTTAGAAAAGCAATCAACGAAGCTATTGACGCTGAGAGAATACAGAAGTCTTTTAATCTTGCCCTTGCTAATACTGGAAAGTTCACTCAAGAGGCGGCAAGGGAATTTAATCAATATGCTTTGTCTTTGGCGAAAATATCAGGCGTTGACGATGATTTAATAGTAAAGAATGCAACACTTCTAACGCAACTAGGTAGATTATCTGGTACGGAGTTAAAGAGGGCAACTAGAGCATCGCTTGATCTTGCTGCTGCTTTAGGAATCTCTGCTGAATCATCTTTTCTTTTATTAGGAAAGGCTTCTGCTGGAGCTACTGAGTCTCTTGGAAGGTATGGCATTTTCATAGATAAAAACATACCAAAATCAGAAAAATTTGCAGAAGTTTTAAGGTTAATAGAAACGAGATTTAGCGGTGCTGCTGCTGCTGCGACAAATACATTTTCAGGCGCGATAGCAAGGCTTGAAGTTGGCTTTGGAAATTTTGTTCAATCTATCGGTGAGGCAATTACTAAGTCTCCTTCTGTTGTAGCTTTTGTTAATAAAATAGCAGAGTTGTTTTTTGATCTTTCAGAATCAATACAAACAAATAAAGACTTATTTCGTGGACCAATAGATGGTCTTTTATTGTTTGCTCAAAGCATAGCAACTTTTGTATTGCCTGGACTTGAAGTTTTAATAAGGCTAGTTGATTTTGCAATAAACAGGATAGTTCAGCTTGCCGTTAATCTACAAAACACTGGAGCGGCGCTAACTGTGTTTGCGTCAAATGTCTCTCAGGCGGTGGCGTCTGTTATTGGTAATGTGATTGCAGATGTAGTTAGCGTATTTTCAACGACAGCTGCTGATAAGATCAGAGAGCAGACAAACAATCTTATTGGATCATTGACTCCAAGCGAGGAGACAAGGGCGGCAGCTAATGCGGTCTTTTCTGGCTTTGGGTCAGAGCTAGCCGACGCTTTCAGCACTCCTCTTAGCGACGGCTTGCAAAGTGGGATAGCGTCACTTCAAGATGCTGTTGCCCAAGCAAAGCCAGTTACAGATCAGCTAAAGAATCAAACGAATGAGGCGGCCAAAGAAGCTGCCGCCAATGTGGAGGGATTAGCAAAGACGTTTCAGTCTGGCGTCGTCTCTGTAATAAGCGCAGGGGTCCAAAGAATTGGGGCTGCACTTAACGAGGGGGGCTCTGCTTTTAACGGTTTCTTAGGTCAGGTTCTGAACATATTGGGTGATTTGGCAATCAATTTAGGAACGACAATTTTACTAAGCTCTAAGGCAATCCAAGCATTTAGTGCTACTTTGACATCTTTGTTCGGTGGTTTCGGTATAGCTGGAGGTTTGGCATTGATTGCGCTTGGTGGCGCACTAAAGTCTCTTAGTGCTGGTTCATTGGCTAATGCTGCTACTGGGACGACAGCGCCAACTCAAGTCGCTGCTCCAATAACCGATACTGCTGGAGGTATTGAAGCCATAGGTCAGGAAGTCGAGAGACAAGCACCTAACACTGAAGTAGTTGTTAACATCCAAGGGGACGTTCTGGACTCAGACGAGTCAGGTATGCGAATTGTAGACATTCTCAATACAGCTTTTGATAAAAAGGGCGTTAGCCTTAGAAGGGGTCTAGCGTAATGGCTTTAAGCACAAGGGCAAAGTTTTATTTCGGATTTGAGATCACTTCGGACAATCAGATTTTAATTGTTAATATCTTGGGCGATGATTATTTGGTTCGGATTCCTGTCGGATATTACACGCTTGAAAAGATAGCAAGAGAGATAGAGGCTTCTTTAAATGACTTGGGATTATTAGACTTTGGTGTTCCTGTTAATCGGGCAACTAGGCAGATTACAATAGCCGCCGATGGCAACTTTGATCTATTATTTTCTCAATCTCCTTTATTAGCTGGTCTTCTGGGTTTTGCTTCTGCTGATCTGTTGGGATTAAATTCTTATACAGGTCCAAGCGCTGCAGGATATGAGTTTGTCCCTCAATTTCTTTTATTAGATTACGTCCCACCAGAGCACTGGAGAACTTCTGTGGATAAGACTGTAAACTTGTCAGGATCTGGAAAAGTTGAGGTGGTCAGATTCGGCGTGTCAAACTTCTTGGAGTTTACAATAGAGTATCAGACAAACAATCAGATGCCTCCCTCTTCTTGGATTGAAACAGACAAGAGTGGCGTTGAGAATGTGGTTTTCTTTTTAGAGGAGATCACAAAAAAGGGCGAAATTGAGTTCATGCCTGATCGTGACAAGCCCGAGGAGTTTATGAACATTATTCTAGAGTCTACAGAAGAAGACTCTCAAGGAACTTCGTTTAGGTTAAAAGAAATGGTGGACAGGAATTTAGTCGGGTTCTACTCTACAGGCAGACTAAAGTTTAGAAAACTGTAAGGGAGTTTTATGTCAGTTTCAGACGGGCAGCCAGTAGATGCCGCAGTAGTAAATGCGGCTTTTATAAGCAGAACGCAAGACACTTCCACTGTAGGAAAGCTAGCTCTGCAAAACCCAGAGCCAGAGTCGGGTCCAGCAATATCTAATCCGCAAAGGGCAATTAACGAAGCTTTTGATGTTTCTGGAATAGCTGGCTTGGGAGATCCCAACGCAAAGAACTATTCTTCTACAAATGTTGTATCCAATGGAATGAATAGAAAAGAGGCTATCGAGGCTTTAGACGCTGAGGTTGGTTCTATCGGGTCTGTTGCAGACGAGTACCCTTTGCACACGCATGACGGTGTAAATACTCCTCAGATCAGTGCAGCATCTTTATTAGACATCAATCAATTAGAGGCTACTTGGCAGGCTGACACTGTTGTTGGGGCCTCTGGTTTTTCTTCAAACATAAATGCACTTTTCGCTGCAAAAAATGACGGTCTTGGTGGAACTCAATTAGGCGTTATTACTTTACCTCCATACAATAAGGTTCTTTTATTTGATCCTGTTACTGGGACAAATTTCGAGGACGTTGATGGGACTAGGGTTTTTGGTCGAGTTACTTTTGATACAGTAGACTGGGTTATTACTTATTTTACAAATAAAGCTGGGGTTGAAACTCCATACGAGTTTTCATCTCCTGTGGATGTTCAATTCTTTTATTTAGAGGTATTTAATCTTGCGACTAGGCCTACTGTTCCTAATACTCCAGACTTCTTTACTCTTGACGTTACTGCTGATGTAGTTGACGCAAGCGCAACACAAAGAGGTGTTGTTAACACTAGCGCTCAGACTTTCGCTGGCGTTAAGACATTTCAGGACGGGGTTGTTGTTGGTGGGGAAAATTTGTCTCAATCTCTTGAGGAAAGGGTTAGAGAGACAAGGGTTGTCGTGAGTTATTTAGACTTTGCAGTTATGGCCCAGACAGCTATGGTAAACATAAAACTGCTGGCTGCTGGCGAGAAGGTTCACAGGATAATGATTAAGCCTTCGGTCGAGTTTTTAGGCTTGTCCGAGTTATTTGCCTCTGTTGGAAGCTCTTTAGATAAAGAGAAATATGCGTCAAAGTATAATGTTTTGGGATCTGTAAATAATGATCATTTTCAACACTCTATAGGTTTTGGGTTTGAGGATTTAGACAATAGTGCCAACCTAGTTTTGCATTTAGAGGGAGACTCTAACCTAGACCTTTTATCTGCAGGAGTGTTGCAAGTTTACATTTGGTCGTCTGTTAGTTAAGATTTTGTTGCGCTCATTGTGTGGGTGCTATTCTTTAAAAATTAAAAGGAGTTAATTTATATGGGTTTAAATGAAATAAAAGTAAGAAAAATAGGGGTTATCGAGCAGATATTAAAAGGGCCTGTTGATCCGAATGACGTGCCAAACCCTCCGGCAGCGACTGGTATAGTCACGCTATTTTTTGACCAGAGCACTGGTCTTCTTTCTTATAAAGATGAAAATGGCGTTGTTACTGTTTTTGATGGATCAAACAAGGCGTTAAAAGACCTTTCAAATTTAGATGCTTCTACGGCTATCAATACATCATTGGTTCCTGATACTGCAAACCTTCACGAGCTTGGAACACAGACCTCTGCATGGGCGTATGTGTGGGCTGCTGAGGTTCGTGGGTTTAAATTTAGACATATTGATCCTGGCGTTGATGGGAACGAAGAGGTTGACCTTTCTAATGGGGCATTGATTGATGACTCTGCTGTTCAGTCTGTTAACTGGAACAACAGAGAATTGAAAGACTCAGCGGGAAATAACGCATTTACATGGTCTGACACTCAATTAGACGCTACCAATAAACCTATTGTAAACGTAGCAGATCCTACAAATGCTCAGGACGCAGCCACAAAAAACTATGTAGACACAGCTCTTGGCGGTGGGGCTCAGTGGGTTAAGGTTACCAAGTCTTACACTGACTTTTCTGTTGCTGCACTAACAAACAGCGTTGCTCTTGTGAGTTTGTCTTCCAACCAGATAGTGACTAAGGCTATCATTAAGCACAACACTGCTTTTACAGGTGGAGGTGCTGCTGCTGTCACAATTAGGCTTGCAGATAATGACGGGGACATCACTTCTAACTTTGACATTTTCCAAGCTCCAGGCGCTACGACTCTTCAAGTTACAAGCTCAGATAGAGTAAACTTTAACGGGCTAAACTTGACCATGGAGGTCGAGTCAGATGTTAACTTAGACACGCTTACTGCTGGGTCTGTGGACATCTATTACAAAGTAGAAAATATCGAGTAATTTTATTAGGGGCTTCGGCCCCTAGAATCTTCGAGGTTCACGGATGACCTTTAATGATTTTGTAAATCAAGCCTTTGTTGGGTTCTTAATTGGGACCTTTGCTTTGGCTGGGTGGTTTTGCAGGGCTGTAGTTGTAGAGCTAAGAGAGATGAAAGAATCCATTTCTGAAATGAACATAACTCTTGCTGTAGTAACAAATAACCAAGTGCATCAGAGTCAAGAAATTGACATAATGAAAAATAGGTTAGATCGTTTAGAAAAACAAGGAGTGTGATTTATGGCAGAGGGAACAAAAGAGCTTAAAGAGGCTTTGGTGGGGCTTTTAAAATTAACAGCGATCTTGGGTGCATCTTTTAAAGATGGTGTTCAGGTTGCAGATTTTGGCGTTATCATGGCGAAACTTCAAGAGCCAGACGTTAAGGCTGCTTTAGAGGCTGCTTATCAAGACGTTGATAAGGTTCCTTCAGAGGTTTCTGATTTACAGTTGGCTGAGGTTTTAGAGCTTCTGCCAGTTGTTATTCCAGAAGTTGTTAAGGTTATCGAAGCACTTAAAAAGGCATAATAGATGGGATGGCTGTCTGGTTTAGTTCAGTTTGTTGTGGCTATTCCTAAGCTGTGGTCAATCTTAAAAGAGATCAAGACAGCCGTTCATAATTCTAATTTAGACAGGCACGAAAAAAATCACGACAAGTCTGTTAAAAAACTAAAGGATGCGGAGACTGAGGATGAGATTAAAGAGGCTATGCGTGACATTGCTCGCAACCCTTAGTTTAATGGGTTGTAAATCTTGGGAGGTTGACGCATGGGACTGCGTAAGCATTATCAAAGAGCCGTTGCAGGATTCATACGCTTTCTGCGTAAATTTACTAACAAAAGAAGAGATGGAAGTGCCAATAATTCAGACTCACAAGTGGCGTCTGACGGATCTAGAGAGTTACGAGAAGCTGAGAAAGAACTATCAGGGTCGCTGCCGAAAATAAGATGGCCTTGGTTAGAGATTGCCGAGAGAGAATTGGGAGTCTCTGAGGTATCTGGAAGCAAACACAATCCTAGAATTGTTGAATACCACAAGACTACAACTTTAGCTGCAGTCGAGGACGAGGTTCCTTGGTGTGCTTCGTTTGTGAATTGGTGCCTTAAAGAGGCTGGCATTAAAGGATCGGGTCTAGCCTCTGCCAGGTCTTTTTTGCAATGGGGCTATCCGGTCGATAAGTTCACAAAGGGGGCTATAGTTATTTTTAAGCGAGGTTCTAAATCTTGGCAGGGCCATGTTGGTTTTGCTGTTGACGAGAATTTTTTAGCCATAAAAGTCTTGGGAGGCAATCAGTCTAACAAGGTATGCTACAAGTGGTATCTCAAGAAGGATTTTCTTGGGTATCGGTGGCCGAAGGACAAGGCGTGAGTTATCAGGTTACCGACTCTGCAAGGAATTTATTTTCTCAGCCAAACATAGAGCCGAATGTTGTTCTTGAGATAGAGGGGTTTGATGATCTTTTCGGGGCCAATGTTTTAAAAGTTATTCGCCGATTTGGTGGCGGTAAGAAGTTTGGAGATCCTGACTTTTTCTTTGGTGTAGCTTCTTTCGAGGACGATGGAATTGATTGGATCTCTCTTTCTGGGACTACTCAGACTATTTCTGCACAGCTAGAGCCTGACAAAGGTGGGGCTTCTTCTACTCAGCAGATGGTTATGAACCTTATTGATTACAATGGACTTTTGTCTGATCTTTTCTACCCAGCAGAGGACAAGGAGCTGTTATACAGGGAAGCCTTGATTTATCTTGGTCCAAAGGCCGGAAGGTTTCCAGATGATTATATAACTATTTTTGTTGGTAAGGTTACCCAAGTCTCTGGAAAGCCAGGGTCTATAGCTATTACTGTTTCGCATCCAGAGGAATTAAAAAAGTCTGAAGTATTTATTCAAGCAACAAGCAAGCTAGATGCAGATTTAAACTTTAAGAGAGCAACAATTCAGGACCTTACTTTTCAACAACAGGGAGATGTTTCTGGCTCTGTATCTGTAGAGTTTAGACAGTTTACTGGCACATCTCCAGGTCAAGAACCTAGGATTACTGTTTCAGGGAATGACATAGTTGTCGAGATTGATTCTGGTGTGACTTTGGCAAAAAACATAAAAAGATTTTTTAACACAGATCCGGACTCTGCTGGTCTTGCTATTTGCTCTATTAGTGGCGATGGGGACGCTGCACAAGTTGCACAAGCCCCGGTGACTCTATCTACAGACACAGAGATTGTTTTAGACACTGTGGAGGGTTGGCTTTTGCCAAAGCTTCCAGAGTTTAGAACATACGCAAGGATTAACGACGAGATTATTGAGTATTCTGGCATTGACTCTGTAAATAAAAAACTCACCGGATGCGTTAGAGCTTCTTTAGATTCTATTGGAGGAAATCACGACATTGGGGACGATGTTTCTTCATTCTATAGGCTTGGGGACGGCTCTTTTGAAACTTCTAACGCTATTGATTTATCTTTAAAGACATTGCTTAGTGGAGCTCCAGAGTATTGGAAAACCGAGGTGCCTGTATTTTCTTTTGTTCTTACAGAGCCATCTGTAAATGTGGCAAATTCTATTTTTTTTAATGATGTAGATATATCCACAAGGTACGGAGTAACTATAGGTGATTTTATTACTGTTGTTGATTCTGCAAATCCTGGAAATAATGTTGTCGAGGCTGAGATTTTAGATGTCGTTAGGACTCTAACTGGTTCTTATGTCGTAGTAGATAGCCCGATTGTTTTTGAGGCCACTACTTCTGCGACTGCTAGCTTTAAATCTAGATATAATATACTGCCAGACGGGATTGGTTTAACACCCCAAGAGGTTGATGTTGCTCAGTTTGTGTCGATTAAGAATACATACTCTGCTCAGATAGGTGCTTATGATCTTTACTTAAAAGACACGCAGAACTCTAAGGCTTTGATAAACGAAAAGATATTCCTTCCCTCTGCGATGTACTCGGTTCCAAGAAAGGGAAGAGTCTCGGTGGCAATAACTGCGCCGCCTTTATATGATCCAAACAATATTATTCTTGATCTTGATGCTGTTATATCTCCTTCGAATTTAGCTATAGAGAGAAGCATCTCAAAGAATTTCTACAACACGGTTGTGTATAAGTTTAACGAGGACTCTGTAGAAGATAGGCTTTTATCTGGGAGGGTTTACTTTAGTGCAGACTCTGCATCAAGGATTAAGGCACCAAACAAGGTTCTTACTATAGAGGCTGGTGGGCTTAGGCCAGATCCTTTGACTGAGCTCTTAGTTCAGAGAAATGCGCAGAGGTTTTTAGATCGATACAAGTTTGCTGCTGAGTCTATTTCTATTCAGGTCCCTTTTCGAGTTGGCTGGACTATAGAGGTTGCTGACACTGTTCTTTTCGGTGACTCAAGGTTTCAGTTGCCAGACTCTGTAGAGGGTGGGAGGGATTTTACTCCTAGGATTTTCGAGGTTCAGAATAAAGAGATGAACTGGAAAACTGGCATGATTCGTCTTACTTTAGTTGACACAAATTACAATGTGCCAGTGAGGTATTTTGTCTGGTCTCCAGCTAGCAAGATTGATTCTGGCTCTACTACTTCTGTTTTAAAGCTAAAGCAGTCTTTTGGCTATCAGTTCGAGGAACCTAGGAAGTGGTCTAATTTCTTTGGATATAAGGTTAAGATTAGATCCCCTGATTTTTCCACTGTTTATTTAACAGAGATTGTTGGCCTGGTTGCTGGCGATCCTAGCGCGTTAGCTATAGAGCCTATTGCTGGGGCTCCGCTAGAGAATTGGATTATGGAGCTTCCTAGTTATAATGAGGTTGATTCTACTGATAAGCTATGGAAAGAGATTTTCGGCTTTTTTGATCCAGTGGCAGAGGTGACGGTTGGCACTTCCGATACTACTTTTGACATTGATGATCCCTCACTATTCTTTGAGGGGTCTGTTATTTATGTGCACAATTCTGATTTTACGAATAGGTCTTTGAATGTCAGGGTTTTATCTGTAAGCGGCTCGACTATAGTTGTGAGTGAGTCTCTTGGTTTTACTCCTGGTGTTGGTGATGAAGTTCAGCTTATAGGGTTTGCATCTGACGACGGTGCGCCTTATGCTTGGTTGTAGGGGTTTTGTATGGCTTTAATTATTCCGGCAAAGGTCGAGGTATTTGAGGAAGAGACGCAGACTGGCGCTGCTGTTTCTGAGGCTATTGGCGATAAGATTGGGGCAAATCTTAATCACAGGATTAGATACGAGGAGATCCGTTTACAGTGGGTGTTGAATGGTCAGTATGATCTTAAGGGTGTTCCAGATAATTATGTCGATGGCTTGCGAGCTATTCCTAAGTCTTGTCGTGTCGCTTATTGTTCTGTTTATAATCTCAATGCTGGGAGTTCTGGCAGTAGCCGCTTCGATATTGTGCGCTTTCCTTCTGCTGGCGGCCCAGTTGAGACTCTTTTAAGTGTGAAGCCAGTCATTCCTCAGTCTGTAGGCAACAATGCTTTTATAATAAAAGATGTTATAGACAATGTAGATATTAAGCTGCCAGTTGGTTGCACAGCTCCGGAGTTTTTAATTACAGAGCTTGATGCTGGGGACATGGTTGGCATTGTTATGGATCAGAAGCAAGTCGGCGGCGAAAACGCAGGGCTAGAGTTAATTATTCAGACTTTGTAGGGGTGGGTTATGTCTACTTATTTTCGTTCAGCTCCAGAGCTTGTTGCTTCTGGAACAATTTCAGGAAGTGCTGGATCTTTAAATAATGTTCTATACAGCGTTCCAGCAAATAGGGCGGCATTAGTTGAAATTTTCAGAATTAGGCACTCAGAGGGATTTACTGACGGATACACTTTGGACGTAGCTTTAACCACGACATCTACAATTTCAGTTTTTGCGGCAACAACAAGGCCCAGAGCGGTGGCTGTTTTAGATTACAGGCCATGTGTTACAGTTGGTTCAAAATCAAACACAGGGTTGTTTTTTGAAATAAATGGGACAAATTCTCCGAGACTTCAGTCTTTCTTTAATGCCGGAGAAATAGCCCGAGGACTGGTAAATCTATCCTCTGGAGGCGGTTCAATATCTGTTGCCTATGATTATAGGGTTTGGCTGTTCGGATCTTAAACTAGACTTGTAAATCTTAAATAATCTGTAAAACTTTATTCAATGTCTAGCCTAAAGAACAGGCAGGGCTTGGGTCTTGCCGTAATTATACCAGACACGCATGCTCCTTACCACGACAAGCGGGCGTGGAAAATACTTCAGAAGGTTTGTTTAAAGCACAAAAAAGAAATTGATGAGATAGTATTTTTGGGGGACTTTGCTGACTTCTATGCTGTAAATTCTCACGGGAGGCATCCTTCTGTGCTTGGTGTTTTAATAGAAGAAGTCGAGACTGTGAACTCAATGCTCGATTGGTTTGATGAGCACTTTCTTTCAGTGAAAAAGGTATTCCTAGAGGGCAATCACGAGTACAGGCTTGAGAGGTATTTGATAAATAATGCTCCAGCATTGTTTGGCGTCACAGAGACAAGGGAGCTTTTGGGGTTTTCAAAAAGACCAAACTGGAAGTTTATACCGTATGGTCCGAATCAGTCTCACAAGGTTTTGGGGTCTTATCTGACAGCAAGACACGAGCCCCTGGCGTCAAGCGCAAAGGCCACTGCATCAAAGGCCTTATGCTCTTTAGTTTATGGACATATTCACAGAATAGAGCGCAGTCACTTAGTGGGATTAGATGGAACCGACCACGTTTGCTTTTCTGTTGGTTGGCTCGGAGACAAGAAAAAAGATAAAGTTTTCGGGTATGTTAAACAGCATCACCAGTGGCAGCTTGGTTTTGGATTAGTTTGGGTAGATCAAAAGACAAGGCTATTTTATCCTAACACAGTGCAGGTTTTATATAACTATACCTGTGTTGTTAATGGGGAGATTTTCAAAGCATGAGAAAGTTTAAAAAAGTAACAATCATGGGTCTCGAGGTGGGTGTCAGGTGGGTTAAGAAAATGCCTGAAGGTTTCGAGGACAAAGCTGCTTACTTTGATCCAGAAAATGTTGAGATAGTAGTTTATGACTATGAATACAAAAATAAGACTGAGCTTGCTAGGACTTTAATACATGAGATGGTTCATGTGTGGCAGCACAGGATGGGATTTTTTCAAGAAAGGTCTTTAGCTCCCTACCATGAGATAATGGCAGAGAGCCTTTCTAATTTTATTTATGAGAGCTTTGATTTTCGCTGACGCTTCTTTTTTTGAAATCTTGTTGAGAGCTTTAAAACGTGCTCGACAACTTTATCTGTCACTTGCTTTTGAGCATATTCTGGCAATGCTGTGAACTCTGTTATTATTGCCCTATCGCCTTTCATGAAAAGAAATTTCCATTCGTCTTCTTTAATCTCGAATCCTATGGTAACAGTCATTGGTAGGTTTATTTCTTCTATTAAAATCTCTGTTTTAAACTCGATCATAAATACCTCACGGCTTGAATAATAATCAGCATTGTTAATGTAAAATAGATCCAAAAAATAATTACTTTTTTTATGACTTCATTCATAGTCAAAGCTCCATCGGCAGGGCTCCCAGTCTTCTGCCCAAAACCTTATTGCTGCATTAACAGATCCCTTGGTGTCTTCATCAAGGTCATCAAACTTAAAAACCTTGTCTTCTATGAGAACTTTTTGAACATCCCAGTCGCATATATACTCGCTCTCATTGAAGCCAAAATCTGTGTCGTATTTAAAAAAAATAATAGCCCTAATGTACCTGCCTTCAAAATAGACTTCATCGTCTAGTTCTTCACTAACCCACATTTTAGGCCGCCTTTCTTTTAATTGACACTGTGTCAAACTCTACTTTTCTGACTTCTTTTTCTATTTTTTTAAATGCTGATCCTAGGCATTTTTTTAAAACACCAACGCCTGGGGATTGCTCACGCTCTACTTTTTTAATTACTACAATGAAGTCTTTTGTCGAGAAGGTGCCTATTTTTTTACACTTATCTTTTAAGACACTAAGCTCTGACTCCATTGCCTTTATTTGCTCCTGGAGTTCTAGGGCTCTAGCTAAATCTGAGTTCTTAACGCTCATAATTCCTCCTATCTTATTGCTAATTGATGCAATCAATTTATCAATAATCTATAAAAAAGTAAATAATTCTAGGCATTTATATCATGTTGATACGCCTTAAAATGATACAGATTGAGTAAAGATTTCAATATGGTACTATTTTTGTAGTTTTTTAAAACAAAGAGGGATTTAAGTTGAACAAACAAACAAAGATTGACCTGGCAGTTATGGCGTGGACTTTATCAATTATCATTATTCTTTTTCTCTCAATCTCTTCTTGTAAAGCAGAGGACGATATTTGTTCAAGCAAAAGAGTTAAGATTGAGCTAAGAGATGGGCGATCTATCGAGCTTCCTATTATTGGCAGGTCTGTAATTGAAAGCCACTGGGTTTCTACTGCGGATCTTTTTGTAAGGGGAGCTTACCCTGTACACGAAGAGCATAGAATTGATGAGCACTTAAAAATGAGCTGCAACATCTTAGGGAAAAAAGATTGCTCTGATGTTTATAATGCTGAGTATAAGAGAAAATGGACACCTCCCGAGGGCGGTGGTTGGTGGGGCCAGGGTTCTCGTGGCTTTTATCGGCCATCTATTGAGCAGGAGACTTGGGGAGCTACTCTGAACATGAAAAAGAACTTTGCGCCTAACACAAGGCTTTTAGTGCATTATGGGAATAGGTCTGTAGTTGTGTCTGTGGGGCATGAGATTGGTCCAGCGTCTTCTCGTTACATTATGGGCATGAGCCCTGAGACTCATTGGTATTTAGGAACTAACAATGAAAGTATTATAGAGCTAGAGTACCCGATCAACCAAAATTTACCCTACGGGCCGATCAAGTGCAGAAAATAGGTTTACTTAAAGAAGCATATTTGATAGTGTTTTTTAAGACTTTACTGTTTAGTAATTTCTCCTATTTTATTCTGTGCAAGATGTACAAAAGGCCTGTCGAAAGATGGGCCTTTCCTTTATGAACTCTAAAGAAATATCTTACAAAATCTTAAAACTTGTAAAAGAAGGCTATTCTTATCATTACGCTGCTGGGCAATTAGGAATGAGTTATCGAAAAAGCGTTAATTTTAGAAAAGAAAATCCTGATTTTCACAAAGAGATTAAGAAAATCTTAATAAATAGAAATATTAAAAGGCTAAGTGATTTAGCTATTTACAAAAAAGAAGGGGCCGAAAAGCCCCAAGATCCATCTTAGAATTTAGAGAAGGAATAACTCATAGTAGCATTTAAACTGCGCAAAAGAAGTCCAGATTTTGTTTACTTTTTAAAAAAATTGTAATTTATTCAATAGCAAGAAAAAAGAAAGGCAGCCGCTGTGGACTGCCAGTCTTGAGTACCTAGTACAAGTAGGACCCATGAAAAAAGAATTTATTTCAAAAATCGACAGATGGCAATCAATTTTTATATTAAAAGTTGATACTATAAAAGACAAAGATAGAAAAATACTAATTTTAAAAAAACGGGTTTGCGAACTTGAAAAGCAAAATAGGGTTTTAAAAAACAGGCTTACAGGTAGCAAAGAAATTCCAAAAACAGATCAACCTGTAAATTTGTTGTTAGGAAAAAACTTTTATAAGTCTCGCAAATGGCTGTCACTTAGATATCATTTTTTAAATAAAAACAAAAAAGAATGTGTTTGTTGTGGTTCATCAGCAAATCTCCAAGTAGATCACAAAATACCGAGAGTTTTGCGCCCAGATTTAGCATTTGAAGAATCTAACCTTCAAATTTTGTGTAGAGATTGCAATTTTGGAAAATTGGATTCTGTTTAATAACCAAGATGCCGGAGCGTGAAATAGTGGGTTGAATCCCGACTAGCATGGCCCCGATAGACTGCTGAAATAGCAGCCCATGACTCGGAACCGAGGGAATAAGGTCCGAGCGCAAGGCCGCCAACTTGGGGATACATAGCTGCCAGTGAATCAAAAATAAGCTGGCCGGAAATAGAAAAAAACTAGGGCAAAGCTCCTAGTAGTCTATTTCTATGGGCCTCGCTACCGCTGGTTTCCTCGCTGCTGAGTACAGCAGCCGAGGCCAAAAAAGACCCCCTTGGTATTAAATACAAATAAGACACGAAAAACCCAGTGGGCTTACAGCTTTATTAAAAATTTATTTTACTTTTTTAAAAACATATAGAATAACAATACACACAAAAATAGGAGAAGGGTAAATGTCTATCCTTAATCAAATTCTTAAAGAAATGAATCAAGGCTGGAGCTATTATCTTGCTTGCAAGCGTTGTGATGTATCTCAAAGGATAGCATCTAATCTCTTAATTAAGAACCCAGAATTTAGAAAAGAAGTAAATAAGATCCAAAACGTGAGATTTAAAGAAAGGTTAATTCATGCAAAAAATGTCAGATAAAGAGTATCACTCGTTAGATTATTTAAGCGGATCTAAATTAAAAGAAATACTTAGGTCGCCACTACACTCTAAAGTAGAGCGAGAACCAAGCCCAGCAATGAGATTCGGAACACTCGCTCACACGATGTTTTTAGAGCCTGATCTTTTTAATAAAAATAAAGTTATTCAACCGAAGTTTGACAAAAGAACAATAAAAGGAAAAGAAGAAGCAAAGCAATTCGAGGACTCTTTAAAAGAGAACTATTTAGTTTTAACAGAAGAAGAAAACGAACAGCTATCTCAGATGCGCCAGATGCTTAGTCTTGACTGGGATTCTAGGGTAAGAAACGGCAAGTCTGAGATAGCTATATTTTGGGACCTTCCAGAAGAATTAAGAGAGCTTCACAGCTTACCAGAGACAAAGTGTAAGGCAAAAATTGATCTATTAGAAACAACAGAAAATGGATTTAGGATAGTAGAGTACAAAACAACACAAGACGCATCAAAGAGTGAGTTCACAAAACAAGCTGCTAACCTTAAATACCACTTAAGCGCAGCATGGTATGTCTGGGGACTTAATCAAAACACAGGGTGTCCTATGGAAAACATAGAATATATATGGCTTGCTCAAGAGACGAAAAAGCCTTACGACTGGGCGGTATATAAAGCAACAGATGAGACGCTTCAAAGAGGGTGGGAAAGAGTTTCACAAGCTTTAGAAAAATACTCCTTAGCTATTGAAACTGACTGGACCGCTGGGTATAAAAAAGAAACACAAGAGTTAGTGCTTCCATTGTGGGAGCTTAGTCAATTTGAATAGGAGAAATGAAAATGCAAGAAATACAAGAAACAGTAGATAATTATAAAATAGCAATAAATAAAATGCAGACAAACCTAGGTCCTGAGTTCTGTGCAGACCTAGCAAAGGCACAAGCAGAGATGCAAGGAGCTGTAAAGGATTCGCAAAACCCTTTCTTTAAATCTAAGTACGCCGACATGGAATCAGTAATAGAATCATTTAGAGAGATTTTTGGAAAATATGGGTTTTCTGTACTTCAGCCGCTTTCGTCAAAAAACTCAGACCAAGGGACTCAGTGGTATGTGCAAACAATACTAGCCCATAAATCAGGCCAAGTACTAATAGCAGAGCCAGTTGAGATTGTTATTAAAGAAAAAAACAACCCTCAAGCCTTCGGCTCTAGCGTTACTTATTTTAGGAGATACACGCTTGCGTCTTTACTAAGAATCCCACAAGTTGATGACGATGCAAACGAGGCTACAAGGCCAAACACTCAACAGAGACCACAGCAGCAAAGGCCAGTTCAGAGAACTCAATTTAACGGAGCAAGACAGTAATATATTCAAAACAAAAGGAGAAACAAAAATGGATAAACTAACTTTAATCAAAGCACTACTTTCTTCTGACGAGGAAAAGAACTTTGAAAACAAATCAGAGTCATTCCTACAAATAGGAAAGATTTATGCATTTAGGTCTGTGACGATGATATACACAGGAAGGCTTAAGGGAATTAACCAACAAGAGATTTTAATTGAAGACGCAGCGTGGATTCCCGAGACAGAAAGGTGGGCTGACTTTGTTTCAACTGGAGCACATAAAGAAGCCGAGCCATACACTAAGCCAGTGGTGTTAAACAGAGGTGCCATGCTAGATATAACAGAGATTCCGTCTTTGATAACCAAGCAGAGGTAGTAGATTATGAACGCTTGTATTTTACGAGAGAGCTGGAGCGGGAGCAGGAGCGGGAGCTGGAGCGGGAGCAGGAGCGGGAGCAGGAGCGGGAGCGGGAGCAGGAGCGGGAGCAGGAGTTTATAATTCTTAACGATAAAACAAAAGGAGAATGAAAATGAGAATCAGTAAAACACAACTATTACAAAGAGCAAGACAAACTAGGTACGATGTCCTTGCTGAGCAACTAAATTCCGAAGGTTACACAACGAACAGAGGGAGACAGTGGACTGTTGCGGCAGTTGGAGCACAAGTTTGTAGGTATAGAAAGGGAGTGCAGGGGAGAACATATACACCACGCACCAAGAGAGAAAACACAAGCAGCGTCGATGCCTTACTAGACGCGATAACTTCTTACCAAGAAGCGAAAAAGAATCTAATGGAAATTGTAAAACGAGGGGAGTTCTAACATGAGTGCCGATAATGGAGTGAGCGAGTCTAATGGCGTGAGAGAGTCTAATGGCGTGAGCGAGTCTTATGGTGTTTTGAACTCGAAAGGAGTTGATCGGGCTATTTTTATTTCTAACAAAAAAAGACAAGCAACAATTTTTGGAAAGGATGTTAGTGAAAAGAGATTTTATGAAGTGTGGGGTAAAATTAAGTATTTATCAAATGGCTGGAGTCCAACTTTTAACAACATCAAGTCACTTTATCATGCCCATAGTAACGATTGGATGTTGGTGCCAATGGATCAAACTAAAGAGTTAAGCAAAGATGAGGCATGGTACGGTATGCCTAAAGAGCTTTTGGAGTATATCAAGTCACTCCCAGAGTTTGATGCCGAAATCTTTTTTGAGATAACTGGCATTCGCGTCAACAAAAAGAAAATCACAATCAAAATTGATGTGGATAAAGCAAGAGAGCTGGGTTTGATATGAGAAAAATATCAGAAGAAGAGCTAAAGGTAATTTTAGGCAATCATGGTAAGTGGTTGAGGGGCAAAGAGGGGGGAGAAAGGGCAAATTTACGTTCGGCAGATTTAAGCTCGGCAAATTTACGTTCGGCAAATTTACGTTCGGCAGATTTAAGCTCGGCAAATTTACGTTCGGCAAATTTAAGCTCGGCAAATTTACGCTGGGCAAATTTAAGCTCGACATATTTAACTTCAAATTGTGGTAAAGATTACAAAGCAATTCAATTAACCAATTTAAAATTCAATGTGACGATAATGTTTGATTATGTAATTTGGGGTTGTAGAAAATTAACATTTGAAGAACTTAATAAATTCCAGTTAAAAGACTGTGCAGATAAGTGGTGTGAGAAAGAGTTTAAACTGAACAAAAAGATCATAACAGAGTGCATAAGGTATTACAGATGCTCTTAATATACATGGCATTAGTAATTGCAAGCACTGTGTTTTTAATCGCTACTGATGGTGGGATGAGATGAAGAAAACAAGGGGGAATAAGTGAAATTTAGAGCAGAGCTAAGAAAAGGACTTAAAGAACTAGGCTTAACTCCCCAAGATTTTGCAAAAAAATTTGGTATGCATCAAAGCACTGTTAGGATGTGGCACGATTACGCATCGGAGCCTAAGTTAGAAAAGCAGAAACAAGTTTTAGAGATAATTAAACAAAGGAGAAAACAATGAAACCAGAAACAATCAAAATAGATGATATTGAATATATCCGAGCAGACTCGGCAGGAAAACAGGCAAAGAGCTTTGACGGATGTCCTGCTGTAATTGTAAGAACATATTCAGCCGGAGTTTTTTACGGTTACTTGAAATGTTTAAATGGGAAACACGCTGTTCTATTGAAAGCAAGAAGAATGTGGCAATGGTTTGGTGCAAGCCTGTCAGAGTGCGCACAGTCCGGAACGCCAGACATTTCAAAATGTAAATTTCCAGAAAAGGTCGATAAGGTGGAGCTGACGGAGGCAATAGAAATACTCCACCTGACAGACAAAGCGTTGAAGTCCTTAGACTCGGTGCCAGTATGGAAATCTTAAATAAAATAAACGATGGCTCTGGCTATGGCTCTGGCTCTGGCTCTGGCTATGGCTATGGCTATGGCGATGGCTCTGGCTCTGGCTCTGGCTCTGGCGATGGCTCTGGCTCTGGCTCTGGC